TCCTGTACGTCCACCAGCCATAGGGAAATATGTAGGTGATCCTACGACACCACCATTAGCATAAGGGACTACGTTACCCTTACTGATAACACCACCATCAGCGAAACCAAAGTAGCTCTTAGCAGCGTTAACCATCTGCTGAACAACAAGAACACGATAAAGCTCTTTGATAACTTCAGCAGCCATAGTCTTAAAGGCATCTTCTACAGACTTAGTGCCATCAACAATAGACATCATAGCATTCTCGAAGCTACTACCAATCATATCAGCTATGTCTTCTTGCTGTTGTCTAGCCTCTTCAATCAAACGACTGCGTTCTTCCATAGCAGCCATTTCTTGAGCTAGTCCACGAAGTCTTGTTTCTGAGGTCTTAATGTCAGCATCTTGGTTAGCATACTTAAGGTCTAAGAATAACTCTTCTTCACGGCGGCGTTGACCTGTGAGGGTCATAAGAGTTTTTTCTGTCTCAATTTGTCTTTGGAAGGCTTTTATAGTGTCTTCTATGGTGCTAGGCTTAGTGCCTTTAGTAGGTGTATCTTCACCCTTACCGTAGTCAAACACCTGAATACCACGGCGCATAGCTTCAGTAGCACTTAGACCTTCTTCACTCCGTGGATCAAAGACATCAGCCTTAAAAGTCTTAGCTTGAGATGCAGCAAATGCTTTACCAGCATCCTTAAGTTTCTGCTCTAACTTCTCAGCTTCTTCAACCTGATCTTGAAGTATACCTTTGTTGATTAGTAGCTCGTTTTGCTGATCAACAAGTACATCTACAATAGATTGATCGACACCTTGTTTTTCAAGAGAAGCCTTTAAGTTAGCTACTGTATGAGCATTTCTGAGGGTTTCTACCCTCTCACTATCAATACCATATTTTAACTGTTCTTCTAATATAGCATTTTGCTGTTGTAAAACTATTAAACGACCCCTAGCTGTACTGTCAATAGACTTTTGTCTTTCTTCAGCTTGCTTGTTTAATTTGTCGTTGGCTTCAATACTAGCCATTAAAGCATTAAACTGAGCTTTTATAGCATCTGCACGGCCTTGCTCTAACTTCTCTAGTTTTTCAGCAGCTATCTTATTCTTTTCTTCAAGGTTAAGTACAATTCTTTTTGCATCTGCTAAATTCTGTGCTTCTTGTACCTGATCCCCTATAAGAGCTTTACGAACCCTCTCTTGAGCTTCTAAGATATTAGACTTACCAAGCTCTTTGTCTTTGGTTTCAACTAACTCTTCAGCCGCTTCAACAGCTTGTTCAATCGCACTCGCAGCTACAGCACCTTCAGCAGTACCTGCTGCATAACCCATAGCCCTTTGAAAATCTTCGCTTTGAGTTAGGGCTATTAATCTGTTAACTTCCGTTTGTGCAGCAATCAGACCTGCAGTTAAACCTGCGCTGATACTAGCTTCTGCACCTGTAGCTACTTTATTAAGGGACTCTTCTAGTTTCTCTAATTCTTCACTTAAATCTCTGGCAGTATCCTTTGACTTTAATAATGGTGCAATAAGACCTGTACCAATAGCTAGGGCTGCACCTGCAATAGCACCTGTAGGGCCAAAGAAACCTAGTAGCTGAGAACCCTGTTGACCCAAAGCAACAGCAGCGTTAGTACCAGACTGAATTTGTACAGCCAAGTCACCAATCTGATAACCAGCTTGCTGCGCAAGGATTTCCATCCTACGCATACCTTTGCCAGACTTAGCCATAGCTTGGGCTAAATTGAGCTGATCATCTGTTGCACTTCTTAGGGAAAAGGCATATTTACGTATTTCGGAGTTAGCTTTATTATAGCCACCACCAAGTTTAGCTAACTCTGATGCTTGCTTTGCTAACTCTTTATTATAACGTGCAGCAGTGATATTACCTTTACGGTATTCCTTCTCAATCTGAGCAAGTCTAAACTGATACTTCTCTTGTTCCTTCCTTGCACGAAGAAGGTCTCTATCATCTACCGATAGAACTAAACGAATATCATCAGCCATTAGCTACCCCTAAGTATACGACATCTAGACGCTTGATTGCTTCTACTTCCCAAGATGCAAGTGGTGTCTCTGTCAAATCTTTCCACGCCTTAATCTGTTCGTATGTTATCGGGTTTGGGCCTGAGAAACCAGCAGACCTACTGTTGCTTAATGTAATAAAGGCAGACCAGACATGAGATATAAGAACTGGAAATTCTGTCGGGGGTTCCAATGCTTCAATCTTACGTCCAGTCTGCCTCTCTACTTCTTCTAAGTGTTCACGTTCTGTAGCACCTGATTCTGTGGGCTTATTCAGTTTGAACTGGTGTTCAGCCCATTCACATAAATCTGATACTACACTTTCATAAAATCCAGAGAGCTATTCAGAGCCTCTTCAATTTGTTCACGTAGCCAAAATACTTCTGAGTAGATGGCCTTAGCTTTTGCAGCACTAAACTTAGGTTGTTCACCACCAAACGTGATGTTCCAGTCTTTAGTTGCTTTAGCTAAGAGTTCCAAGCCAGCGTCCTCTAGCTCCTCTGCTGTAACCTCTAGACCTTTCTTACCTTGTGCTTTCTTAAGGCGTTTATTTGTCTGCTCATGTACAGCAGCCTTGTAAGCCTTAGAGTGTGGTGCATGTAATGTGATAGTCATAGGAGACTTATCATCATTGGTAAGTGTTTCTAGGGTAGCAGGGTGTACTATAGTAGCTTCTACAGTGTCACTGCTTGGAGTTAAATCTTTCAAGTCCATGTCGAGTTTCCTTCTTTATCGGGATTATCGGGTAGTTAATTGTGAGGGATGCCAGACCCGACACCAGCACCCCTCGCCCTAGCTAGGGATTACGCAGTCTCTGGGCGACTGATCTTAAAGTTTGTACCTTCTGTGCTGTCATATAGACCAACAAAGGACATTGTGATTAGTCGGCTTAGTGGGCCATCAACACCAACATCAGCAGAGTTCACCTTAATACGTGGGAACATAAACTCATATTCGTTAGCTGCTGATGGATCATTAACTGTAATGACTAGCTCACTCTCAACTTCATTCAAGAAACGATTGATTAGTGCATCATCTTCAAAGTACGCAGTGAATGTACCTTCAACTTGCGCCATACCGTATTCTAGTGATGGAGCAGAAGAGCTACCAATAACGAAAGTTGGTGAGAAGCTGTTGTCTAGTGTAAAGTCAATAGCTGTGATGATTGCAGCAGATGATGAAGAGCCTACGTTACCGATAGCCAAGTCACCTGAGTAAGCATCAAAAGGTTGTGCTGATGAAGCTGCATCTTGTGTCTTCTGTGTAGCTGAGATTGACATATCAGAACCAACAATACCAAAGGTTGTTGTAACCATCTGGTTTGGTGCCATTGAAATAGCCATTGAAGAAACTGTACAACCTGTAAACAAACGAGCTTGGTCGATGTCTGCTGCATAGTCTTCGATAGAGAAGAACTTTGGTGTTGTACCAACTTTTAGTACGTCTGGTGCTGATGATGGGCTTGTGTCCCATGTATTAAGCATAGCTGATTCTAAGAAGGTGTCAAAGTCACCATCACGTAGGTCAACAACGATATCACCTCCAACTTGAGTGTTACCATGACGGTCAACTCGTGTCATACGGTCAGCTTGAATTTCATTACCTGCAACACGATCACGAGTTAGGTTAAGTGAGTGTGTATTAAACGGCAAGTTTGTAAAGTTACCAGCAGGTGTCGTGCCGAATGTTGATTCGACAATGTATGACAGGCTGGAACGAGAACCCTGTGCAAAGGCCATTTTATTCTCCTAATTAATTATATATGTACCAGCCGATATCAATCGGAACATAGTACCAAGGACTGTCCACGAAGCCTTGCTGTCTCTCAGCATAATCTATGGACACTATGATTGTCTCATCGGACGAGTTAGTAAAGCTAATGTCTGTAGTTGCCTCAAAAGCCTCTATAACTTTGTTAGCTAAATCATCAGCAGTAGCTGGGCCGTTACCTTCTGGGGTATAAACAAGAACAGTAAATACACCTTGGTATCTCTGTTGTGGGTTTAAACCTCTTACAGCAGGTCTACGGAGTGTCGGGACATACTGGCACTTGATATAGCTTGTACCTGTTGTCGGATCAAAAGAAACATTCTCATATGCAATGCTAGGTAGTCCAGATACGTTAGACAGTTCTGTCTCTAAAGCAGCACGAATATCGTTATGTATACTAGCCATGAATATTCCTTACCTTAGCAAATACATGATACCCATGCTTATACTCTACAGCAGTAGCGTGTGGTGAGCCGTTTCTTAGTGTAATACTTGTTGTGTTAAGTAAGTTTCTCAGCTTGTTGACATCAGTCATAAGATTGTTGAAACCTTCTTGACGCATCGCTTGAGGATTTTGACCTGTTGGTCTATTAGCTGAAGACTTTCCTCTTGGACGACCAGCACCTACCGTGTAGGAAAATGAGGTTACATATGCGCCTGTATCTACAGGAGAGGCTGAAACTGCTGTCTGTGCTATGTCTATGAGTTTGTC